GGCATTCCGGTGTTGCGCCTGAGCAAGCCGGCGGCGTTCGTGCTCGACCCCGAGCGCAAGGCGGTGGCCCGGGCCTGGCTCGACGATATCTGCCTGCCCGCGATCAGGGACGGGATGCCGGCCGGTGGTCGCACCGTGTTCGGCCAGGATTTCGGGCGCTCCGGCGACCTATCGGTGATCTGGACCCTGCGCGAGACCGCGCCCGGCCGCTGGCGCACCGTCGCCGTGCTCGAACTCCGCAACATCCCGTTCGACATCCAACAGACCATCCTGTTCGGCGTGATCGACGCCTTGCCCAACTTCGCCCATGGCAAGCTCGACGCCCGGGGCAACGGCCAGTCCCATGCCGAGGCGGCGCTGCAGCGCTACGGCCCGGCCCGGATCGACTGCGTGATGTTCACCGCCCCCTGGTATGGCGAGCACTTCCCCAAATACCGCACCGCCTACGAGGAACGCGCCATCGTGGTGCCGATGTCGGAAGACCTAGCCGGCGATCACCGCCGGGTGGTGATGACCAACGGCCGCCCCGGCATCGACGCCGGCAAGGACAAGGGCAGCGACGGCGGCGACCGTCACGGCGACGGCGCGGTGGCCGGTGTGCTGGCCTGGGCCGCCACCCTGACCGAGCGCATGGACTATGGCTACCGCGCCGCCGGGACCGTCGCCACCGACGATCAACACGCCGATCGGCGGCTTGACCATGGCCGCGACGACCCGTGGGTCAGCCCGATCGCGGTCAGCCCCGGCGACCGCATGCTGGAGCGCGCCACCCGAACGAGAGGACATATATAGTGTCACTGCCATCGGACATGACGGCGCCCGAGATCGACGACGGCACGCCGGCCCCGCCGCGGCCGATGATGAAGGAGATCGCGGGGCCGACGCTGGGCGGCGTGCGATCGCCGCTCGGCAGCTATCCGGCCTCCGTCATCACGCCGCAGCGGCTGGCGGCGATCCTGCGCGGTGCCGATGTCGGCGACAATCGGCTGTTCCTGGAGCTGGCCGAACAGATGGAGGAGACCGACCCCCACTATGCCGCGGTGCTCGGCACCCGCAAACGCGAGGGCGCACTGCAGCCGATCCAGGTGATACCGGCCAGTGACAGTCCGACCCATCACAGGCACGCGGCTTTAGTTCGCCGTTGGGCGGATCGCGGCCAGCTCAAGCGCGATCTGTTTCACCTGCTCGACGCCATCGGCAAGGGCATGTCGGTGCTGGAGGTGATCTGGGGCGAGGAGCCCGATGGCGTGATCCTGCCGCAACGGCTGGTCTGGCGCGATCCCCGCTGGTTCCGGCTCGACCTAGTGGATTTGACGACGCCGTTACTGTGGGTTGACGGCGGCCCGCCGCTGCCGTTGGCCCCGCGCAAGTTCATCGTCCACCAGCACCAGGCCAAATCCGGCTTGCCGATGCGCTCCGGCATCGCCCGGATCGCCGCCTGGGCCTGGATGTTCAAGACCTTCACCTCCCGCGACTGGCAAATCTTCGTCGCGGTCTACGGCCAGCCGCTGCGGCTCGGCAAGTATGGCACCGGCGCCAGCGAGGCCGATAAGGATGTGTTGTGGCGGGCGGTCAGCAACCTGGCCGCCGACTGCGCCGCGATCATCCCCGAGAGCATGATGATCGAGTTCGCCGGGGTCCACCAAGGCAGCCGCGACGGCGAGCTGTACATGGCACGGGCGGACTGGCTTGACCGCCAGGTCTCCAAGCTGGTGTTGGGTCAGACCAGCACCACCGAGGGCCAGCAGGGTAGCCACGCCATCGGCAAGACCCACAGGAAGGTCCAAGAGGCCATCGCCGAGCACGACGCCCTGATGGTCGCCGGAACACTTGACGAGACCATCGTCAGATGGATCGTCGAAATCCGCTTCGGCCCACAGCCGGTCTATCCGCGCCTGCACTTTGGCCGGGATGAGCCGCCCGATCTGGCACTGATGGGCCAGTGCCTGGCCCAACTGGTGCCGCTGGGCCTGAAGGTCGATATGGCCGAGGTCCGCGACCGGATGGGGTTCTCGGAGCCCGATGCCGACGCCGAACTGCTGAAGGCGCCGGCAGCCGCCCCGCCCGATGACCCCCAGCCCCCGACCATTTCGCCGGCGGGGGCGGCGCAACTGGCGGCGCTGGCGGCCCAGCCGGGCGCGCTGCCGCCCGACGCGCCGCCGCCGGTCTGCCAGCAGCTCGGCGAGCGGCTGGCGCGCGAGGCGCTGCCGCTGGAGCGCGGCTGGCTGGAAACCGCCAAGGCGCTGCTCGACGGCTGCGATACGCTCGAGGCGTTCGGCGACCGCCTCCCGGAGATGATGGATAGTCTCGGCGCCGCGCGGCTGGCGACGCTGTGCGGCGACGCCCTGACCGTCGCCCATGCGGCCGGTATCGCCGACGTGCAGCAGGACTGCGCCCGCGAGGCCGCGGCCGATGCGGCCGATGACGGCGGCAACCGGGCGGCGCGGCGGCGCATGGCGGCGGTGGCGCGGCGGCGGCCGGGGCGGCAGCCGTGAGTGACAGCAGCCCGATCAACGGGGCCTTGGGGTTCGAGGAGGTCGCGCGGTTTTTCCGCGGCAAGATCAATGTCCCGACGACCCGGTGGTCGGACCTCTGGGGCAAAGAGCACGATTACGGCTTTATGGTGGCCGGGGCGCGCAAGGCCGAGCTGCTGGCCGACCTGCGGACCATGGTCGAACAGGCGCTGGCCGGACGGATCACCAAGGCCGAGTTTTCAAAACAGTTCTACGCGATCGCCGAAAAACACGGGTGGAGTTACTATGAGCGCCAGCCCGGCTGGCGCGCCAGCCTAGTATACACTCAAAATATGCTGTCGGCCTATGCCGCCGGCCGCTACGAACAACTTACAGACCCCGACACGCTCGAAGCCTTTCCCTATTGGGAATATCTCCACATCGCGTGCCGCCACCCACGGCCGGTCCACGTCTCGTGGTCGGGCACCGTACTTGAAGCCAGCGACCCGTGGTGGGGCAGCCACTACCCGCCGAACGGGTACCTGTGCCACTGCAAGGTGTGCGCGGTTTCCGAGACCGGCCTCGCGCGCCGGGGCAAGAGCAGGCCGGACCGCCGCCCGACCCCGGTCGATAGCCCGGAGGGCGTCGGCAAGGGGTTTGGCTATGCGCCGGGTGCATCGCGCTTGACGCCTCAGGCCAAGGTCGCACTGGCCAATGGCGGCTCGCCGCCACGGGAGGCGTCTGTCGAAAAGCTCACGCCGGGTGACTGGCAGAGCGCCGGCCGCCCCCAAAAGCTGACGCCGGTGCCGGCCGAGGCGATGCCGGTGGCGCCGGCCACCAGCCGAGATGAGGCAGTCAAGATGGCGGAGCAAGCGCTGGGCGGCGCCGACAAGGTGTTCCACTTGCCTGGATGCGACTACCCGCTGGCGGTGTCCGCCGAGGCGCTGATCGACCATTGGGCCGAGGGCAATCACCTAAGCCGAAGCGCTTGGCTGCCGCTCCTGCCGCAACTTTTGACGAGACCTCAGGAAATTTGGGCTGGCTTCGAGCGACCCAAGCTTGAGGCCTCCGAGGCCGCCGAAGTCAAGGCTCAAAAGACACCGCCGCCGCGCGCCGAATTTTCGCTTAGATTGTTGAGTTCTGTGAAATTGCCGGGCCGCGACAAGCTTTTATTTTTGGTATCCAGGATAAACGCCCACGGCCTTTTGACCGCCATCACGATGTTTACGGACTCAAACCAAAAATACATGGACAAGCAGCGGTGGGGGCGACTGCTACATGTCGATGACGGTCCGGTACCATGAGGGATCAGGGCCAAGCTCCGAGGCGACGAGCCGGACGCTGCGGTGGGCGGGCCATCGGGGTCGCCTCCCGGCCCGCGCCGCATCACTAATATATATAGAGGGTGCCGATGCCGAGCTCAAGCCTGACGGTCACACTTGAAGCCGGCCCGGCGCGGCTGGCGCTCGACCGGCTGCTGGTCGCAGGACTCGGTGACCGGGCAGCCAAATGGGTCGGCCATCTGGTGGTCGAGCAGACGCAAAAGCGCTTCAGCACGGCGACCTCGCCCGACGGCACGCCGTGGGCGCCGCTCAATCCCGCCTACGCCGCGACCAAAACCGGCGGCGGCATCTTGGTAGGCGCCGGCACGCTTCGCGACACCATCCACTTTCAAACATCCGGCTCGACGGTCGAGGTCGGCTCGACCCAGCTTTACGCCCGTATCCATCAGCTTGGGGGAACAATCACGCCCAAGGGCGCCGGCTGTCTGCATTTTTTCCTCGGGCCGATCGAGGTGCTGGCGAAGGCGGTGCGCATCCCGGCGCGGCCCTATCTCGGCCTCTCGACCGAAGACCAGCGCGAGATCGAGGAGGAGCTGGTCGGGCAGTGGCGGCGCATCCTTGGCGGCGGTCCGGGGCTCGGTGGCGCGCTGCTTTGAGGGGTGCCGATAGCGTCGCTGTTGACGGGGGGTTGACGGGGGCGTGATGCGTCCTGACCGTCCGGACTAAGCGTGGTGGCTCCAAACCCTGAGCTTACCACGGGCGCTCTGGTGGAGTCCGGGCGTGGCCTGCGCAGCGGGAGACCTTTCCCCCCGGAACAACTCCGGCGCCGGCTCGCCGTGGGCAGCTCGGGCGGATCGGTCTACCACGGCACTGTCATCCGCCGTTGAGGCCAGCCCATGCCGTCGCCCCCGCTCCCCACCCTGCTCTCTGCCCTTTCGGTCGATCTGCCGGTCGGCACGCCCCCCGAATGGCTGCGGCTGGTGCCGGCCGGCAAGTTCGGCGGCACGGTCGACGACCGGACCTTCGAGCTTAAGGACGTGGCGGCGCTGGCTGCCTGTTCATCTTTGCCGCTGCCGGTCGACTTCGACCACGCGATCGACCGTGGCCCGGCGAATGGTCAGTCGGGAGCCGCCTGCGGTTGGGTCGAGGCGGTGCAGCCGCGCCCCGACGGCCTGTATGGCCGCATCGCCTGGAACGACCTTGGGTTGGCCGCGCTCAGTCAGCGCCATTACCGCTACCTGTCGCCGGTGATCGCCCATCAGCCCGACGGCACCGTCACCAGCCTGCGCCGGGTCGCGCTGACCAACAACCCGGCGGTGCCGGAACTGCAACTGCTTTCCGCTCAAACCCATCCTGTTCAAACTCGTCCCGATGAGGCCCGCATGTCCCTGTCTCTTGACGCCGCCGCCGCGGCCACCCTTCGCGGTGCGCTCGGCGTGGCGGCCGACGCCCCGGTCGCCGCGCTGCTATCAGCCGCTACTAAGCTGTCGGGTGATGCCGCCGCGCTCGGCCAGGTCCGGACCAAGCTCGGCGTGACCGCGCCCGACCTGGTCGCCTTGCTCGGCGCGCTCGACGCCCGGATCGGCGGCGACGGCACCGCCATCGCGTTGCTGAGCGCTCAGCTGGCGACCACTCAAGCCGACCTGAAGGCGATCAAAGACGGCGCGGCAAAGACCAGAATTGACGATCTGGTCAGAAAAACCCTGATCACCGAAGATCAGGCATCGGCCTATTTAGGCCTGCTCAACGCCAATCCCCAGGCGTTCGAAGTCATCGTCGGCGGGTTACTGCCCAAGGTACAGCTCGGCGAACAATACTCCCAGCTCGCGGCCAAGCAGAAAGCGGGAGATCTTAGCGCCGACGAGGCCAAGATCATAAGCAAGCTCGGCCTGTCCAAGGTGGCTTTTCTGAAAACCCGTGATCAGGAGGGTGTGTGATGGCGGCCCTGACCCAAGATCGCGACACGCCGTTCCGCGGCGGCAAGGACTTCGCGTTCCCGGTGGCGGCGGGAGCCACCATCTATGCCGGCGCCCTGGTGGTGTTGGAGGCCGGGGTGGCGAAACCCGGCACCCTGGCCGCCGACCTGATCGCGCTCGGGGTTGCCCAGCAACGGGTGGTCAATACCGGCGCCGATGGGGCCGTGAGTGTGCCGGTGCGCCGCGACGGTCTCTATCGGTTCGACAATTCGACCGGAGCCGACGCAATCACCCTGGCAAATGTCGGCAGCCCGGCCTGGATCGTTGACGACCACACCGTAGCGCTGACCGGGGCGGTGGTCTCGGGCGCCGCCACCCGCTCGATCGCCGGCACCATCCGCGACGTCGACGCCACCGGCGTCTGGCTGCAGTTCTGATCGGAGACTTCCCATGACTTTGCTCAATAGCGCCAATCTGAAGACGCTGTACGTCAGTTTCAAAACCACCTTCGAGCACGCCTTTACCAAGACAAGCTCGACTTTCGAGAAAATCACCACCACCGTTCCATCAGATACGAAGACCGAGGAATATGGCTGGCTCGGCCAGATCCCCGAGATCAGGGAATGGCTGGGCGATCGGGTGATCCACGCCATGGCCGCCCACGGCTACGCCATCCGCAACCGGGATTGGGAACTCACGGTCGCGGTCGATCGCAACGACCTGGACGACGACCGGCTGGGCATCTACTCGCCGCTGTTCAGCATGCTCGGCCAGCGGGCGGCGCTGCATCCCGACCGGTTGGTCTATCAGTTGCTCAAGGCCGGCTTCTATACCCCCTGCTTCGACGGCGCCAACTTCTTCGACACCATCCACCCGGTGCTCGACGAGAGCGGAACGCCTCAACCGGTCAGCAACACCCAGGCCGGCACCGGCACCCCCTGGTATCTGATGTGCACCACCGGCGGCCTCAAGCCGCTGATCTACCAGGAGCGCCAGCCGTTCCTGTTCCGGCGGATGGATGCGCCGACCGACGAGGTGGTGTTCGAGCGCAAGCAGTACCGCTACGGCGTCGATGGCCGCTCCAACGTCGGCTTCGGCTTCTGGCAATTCGCCGCCGCCTCCCAGCAGCCGCTGACCGCCGACAACTACGCCGCCCTGCGCGCCGGCATGATGAGCCTCAAGGGCGACTACGGCCAGCCGATCAATCTGGTGCCCGACCTGCTGGTGGCGCCCCCCGCCTTGGAAGCCGCCGCCCGCAAGCTTTTAATCAACGATCGCAATGACATGGGCGCCTCCAACGAATGGTGTGGGTCGGCAACTCCTCTCATCGTGCCGCTGCTCGCCTAGGAGCCCCGCCCCATGACCGCCCCCTACGCCGCCTGTGACGACATGGTCGCGCGCTTCGGCACCACGGCGCTGCAGCGGCTGACCACGCCGCTGGGCAGCGCCCTGGCGCTCGACACCGCCGCGGTGACGCTGGCGCTGCTTCAGGCCTCGGCGCTGGCCGATAGCTACATCGCCTTGCGGCGGCCGGTGCCGCTGTCAACCGTGCCCGATACCGTCAAGCGCGCGGTCGAGGACCTGGCGTTCCTGGAGCTGCACGGCGAGGGCATGACGCCGTCCGACAAGGTGGTCGAGCGGGCGCGGGCCTCGCTGGCCTGGCTCAAGGACATCGGGGCGGGCAAGGCCAGCCTCGGCCTGGCGCCACCGCCGCCACCGGCCAGCTCGCCCGAGGCGACCGCCCGGTTCGGCGGGGGCACCGGCAGCCGGGTATTCGGCGGCGTCGGCCTAGATCCGTGTGAGCGCTTCGGTAGGGGGATGTTATGAGCGCCCCGGTAGCCACCCCGTTTTCTCTGGTCGCCGATGGCCTGCTCGCCGCCTTGCAACCGGCGTTCGGCCAGTCGGTCCGGGTGGTGGCGTTACTGCCGGCCGTGCTCACCGAGGGTGAGCTGCGGCGCATCGCGGGAAGCGCTCCTGGCGTCTATGTCGGTTTCGGCGGCGCCCAGCGCGGCCAAAGCCTGGTCGTCGATTTTGCGGCCCACTGGACGGTCACGCTGGTGGTCGGCCAGGTCGGCGCCGACCTGGCGCGGGTCCAGGGCGATGCGGCGGGCATCGGCCTGTTCGAGATGGCCACAGTAGCAATTTCGGCCCTGGACGGGCTGGTGATACCTGGCATCGGCACCGTCGAAATCGCTGAGCTGATGCCGGTCGGCGGCGAGGCCCTTGAGAAGTTGAGCGTCGCGCTTTGGGCGCTCAGGCTCAAGATCCCGATGCCGTGGCCAGGCACCCAGATCGAGCCGGCGATGCTGCCCCGGCTGCCCGGCGGCGGCGGCGGTCGGGCGGCGATCGACGGCAGCACCCCGGGCGGCCTGCCGGCCGCGCCGCTGATCACCACCCACACCGACTGGCTGCCCCCGGGCAGCCGCGTCACCAGCCTGCCCGACGACGGTGCCGCGCTGGCAATCAACGACCTCACCACACAGGGGTAAAGCACAATGGCCTACACTTACCTCACGCCGGTTCCGGGGCGCCGGGTGCGCGATCCGGTTACCGGTGCGCCCTTGCCCGCGACCGGCGGCAATGTGGTGATCAACGAGTTCTGGCGGCGCCGGCTGGCCCAGGGCGACGTGGTGGTCGGCGAGGCGCCGACGGCTACCCCGACCCCGACGGCTACCCCGACCCCGACCGATACCCCGACCCCGACGCCGACGCCGACCGATACCCCGGCCCCGACCTCGGCTCCCACTGACGGAGGCGCGTCGTGACCATCGCGATTGACGGCATTCCGGTTTCGCTCAAGCTGCCCGGAACCTATGTTCAGATCGACAATTCCCAAGCCTACCGCGGTCTCAATGGCCTGCCGACCCGGGTTTTGGTGATTGGCGAAATCCATGACGGGACCCCGCGTAACTGCGTGCCGACCCCGGTGTCGTCGGTCGGGCAAATCCAGTCGCTGGCCGGCGCCGGCACCATCCTGGCCGAGGCCGCCGCGGCGGTGCTGCAGACCTGCGGCGGCTGGGTTCCGGTCGATATCGTCGCGGTCGAAGCCGGCACCGACGCCGCCCACGCCTATGGCTCAATCCGGATCGCCGGCTCCGCCACCGCCCCCGGCACGCTGGTGCTCTATGTCGCGGGCCGGCGGGTCGCGGTCGGCGTCAATTTTGCCGACACCGGCGCCACCGTCGCCGCGGCGGCGATCACCGCGATCAACGCGCTGCCGGACTGCCCGGCCGTCGCCCAGTCGACGGTGCCGACCGGATTTTCCGCGCCGCTGGGGCTGCCCAGCACCAGTGGCGTGGTCTGGATCGGCGCGTTGCAGCCCGGGCTGCTCGGCAACGACATCAGCCTGACTCACTCCTATTACGCCGGCGAGACCGTGCCGTCCGGCCTGACCGTGTCGATTATCGCGATGACCGAGGGTGCCGGAAGCCCCGACATCACCACCATGCTCGATGCCCTGGGCGACGCCTGGTACACCGACATCGTGATGCCCTATCGCGACCCCGACAACGTCAATGCACTCAAGGCCAAGTTGGCGTCGTGGTTCGGGCCGTTGGTCCAGCACGACTCCATGGCCTGGCTGGCCCATCCCGGCAGTTGGGGCATTGTGGCAGCGTTCGGGGATCCGGCGCCGGGCGGCAGCGCCTATCCGCCGAACAGCCCGGCCTTATGCACCACCTCGTGCTATGGCGTGCTCAACCCGTCGTGGGAGGTTGCCGGCACCATTGCCGGGGTTGCGGCCTATTACCTGAGCCAGGACCCGGCGCGGCCGTTGCAGACCTTGCCGTTGCCCGGCCTGTTGGCGCCGGTGGCCGGCGACCGCATGACCGCGGCCGAGCGCAACCTGCTTCTGAACGGCGCGATCTCGACCATGATGGTCAATGCCGACGGCAGCCTTTCGATCGAGCGCATGGTCACCATGTACCTGACCGACGTCTGGGGCAACGCCGACCCCAGCTACCTCAACGTCGAGACCATGCGCACGCTCGCCTGCATCCGCTATGACTGGCGGGTCTATGCCAGCCGGACCTTCCAGCGCTGCAAGCTGGCCGACGATGACTCGCCCATGGGCCTCACGGCCAATGTCGTCACGCCCAAGCGCTACACCTCCTACGCGGTGGCTCGCGCCAAGCTGTGGGTACTCAGTGGATGGCTAAGCGATATCGATAGTTTCAAGGCTGGAGCCCGGTCTGAACGCGATACGACCGACCGCAGTCGGATCAATCTGGTGTTGCCGACGACCATCATCGGACAATTGCGGGTCCAGGCAGCGCTGTTGCAATTTTTTATCTAAGGGGGGGTGAGCGATGGCTCAATACGTTGGCCGCGTGACGATCAGCGTCGGCGGCAACACTTTGCGGTCGGAAGGGGGCGCCTCGATCGACATCGGCGGCACCAAACGCGACCCGAAACCTGACGACCAGGGCGGCGTCGGCTGGACCCAGGAGACCGCGCCGTCGAAGGTCGACTGCGAAGTCCTGGTCGCCCCCGGCGACTCGATTGCGAGTTATGGCGAGATGGCCGGAGTCGACATCAGTTTTCAGGCCGACACCGGTCAGTCGTGGGTAATAACCGATGCGTTTTTGACCGATACGCCCAATCTCAAGGGCAAAGATGGCAAAGTAAGTCTAAAGTTTGCAGGCCCACCGGCGGAGGAAATCCTTTGAGCGCGCAAGACACCACCCAGGAACAGCTGGTCGATGACGCGGACCAGCTTGACGAGTACCTGACCCGTCACGACGACGGCACCGCGACCCTGCGGCTGGAATACCCGGTGACGCTTAGGTACAAAGCCCAGGGCGGCCAAGAGCGGACTGAGCTGCTGGATGAGCTGACCTACCGCCGCGCCACCGGCAGGGAGGTCCGGGCGATCGGACCGACCGTGCAGAGTGCACCGCTCCAGGCCGGGCTGACCCTGACCGCGCTGCTGACCGGCAAGCCGGATGCGATCATCGACAAGCTCGACGGCACCGACGCGATGCGGGCGGCCGGGGTCGCGATCGGTTTTTTGTCCGGGAGCCGCCCGAAGAGGTGTGGCGGCGGCTGATCGGCTATTTGGCGGTCTCGACCCACTGGGACCCGGATAGGCTGCTCGGCATGAGCTGGACGGACCTGGTTTGGTGGTGCGAGACGGTCTCGGCGGCGCTCAAGGGCGGCAAATAGGGGGGGGCGTGTGATGTCGGCCGAGATGAATGCTAGGCTGGTGATCCAACTTTTCGACCGGGTCACCGCCCCGCTGAAAAAAATTCAGGCCCAGCTTGACCAGATGGGCCGCGCCGCCTCGGGCGACGGCGCCACCGCCTCGACCGCGCTCGATCGGGTGAAAAAAGCGGCGGAGAAGATCTGCGCACCGGTCGAGGCGATCAAGACGGCGCTGGATAGAGTCAAGATCGCGGCGGTGGAAGATGCCGGGGTGATCGACGGGGCGCTCGGCGGCATCGGCCACGCCGCGGAAGCGGCGGAGCTCAAGGTCCGCGGACTGCATGGTCAGCTCAGGGAGTTGCATGAGAGTGGAGCCGGTCTGTTGATGCTGGGCGGCGGCGCGGCGGCCGGCGGGATCTTGGACTATATCTTCCATAAAACCAAAGAACTTGATGAAACCGCCTCGTTCATGCGTGAGGCATTTACCACGAAGGGTTCGATCGGTCCGGACGGCAAGCCGGGAAAGCCGGTCTTGCAAGCCGGATTCCAGGACCTGGAAAAACTCACCAGCAAACTTGGCGATGAGTTTCCCACCACGACCGCGAAAGTCCAGGAGTTTGCCGGGGCTATGGGCCGTCTCGGAGAAAGCGCCCAGCAGCTTGTTGATGGGCGCCTCCGAGCGATCCTTGCCCTGCACTTGGTGGCTGATCCCAAGCATACCTACGATCCAGAGCAATTCTCTGTTGAAGTGCTCGGCATTATGCATGCGCACTCCATCAGCAACAATCAGACCGCCGAGGCAGTCAATTTAATTCAAAAGGCTATATTCGGCGGATTAGAAATTAAAGATCAGTATTGGGCCGAAAAATACTTAGGCTCGACCAACCGCATCTTGGGGGTCACCGGTCTTGATGGCCTTAAGGAGACGCTCATCGAACTTGAAGCTTTGCACCGCGCCGGGTCCAGCGGTTCGCACACCGGCGTTCAGCTCAAGGATTTCTACGAACGCGGCGCAATGATCAACGAAACTTTGTCACGTAAAGAAATGGCGCCAATCAAGAAAATGCTGGAAGACGCCAACATTCGTCTTCAGTTTTTTGACAACGGCGGCAAACCGCTCCAAGCCGGCGAGTGGATCAAGCAACTTCAGCAGCTTGATGCCCTGAACCAACAGCAGGTTCTGATCGCCATGCATAAGATCTTTGGCGAACAAGGCGGCCCGATGGGGCAGTTGCTAAAATCTCTTTGGGAAAATAGCGATTTCAAGGCGGCAAGAGAGAACTTTGACCGCCAACCGGAGTTGATGGATCGGCTGGAAATCCTCAAAGGAACGCTGGAAAACCGCGTGATGGCGCTCTCGGGAAGCGTGGACAATTTAATGGCGGCAATTGGCGGCTCAATGCTTGATGAGATGAAGGAGTGGGCAACAGACCTCAATAAAGTGGCGGCCGGCATCGAAGACGTCACTAAAGACCACCGAGAACTGACTCGCGGTATTTTAACCGGTGTCGGAACCCTTGGCGTCTGGGCGGCGGCGTTGGGCGTGGCCACAGTCGCTGCCTGGGCGCTGAGCGTCTGGGTGGCGGCGCTTGGCGCGCCGGTGGTCGCGATCAGCGCTGCGATTGCCGGTGGCATTTGGGCCTGGGAGAACTGGGCGAATATCGTTAAGAATATGCCGCAGCCGCTCAAGGAATTTAGTGCCGCGATGGCGCCGAGCAACGATGCCTGGCATCGTCTCGGTGACGAAATCTCACGGCTCGACCTGTCAAATCTGACCAATTTGATACCGGGGCTTGACGCCCTGACCAAATCTCTGGCCAGCGATGGCGGCGCCGTCGGCGGCTGGGGTGAGGCCTGGGGCGAGGCGGTCAGCGGCCTGATCCAGCCGCTGACCGCTGTGGTCAACCTGATGGCCGAGCTGATACGGCTCTTTAATGAGGGGCCCGCTGCACCGCCGGAATGGCTGCAGCGTCTTAACGGCGCGGTCGATGGCTTGATCGACCCCAGGGCACCCAAGGCGCCGACGCGGCCGACGCGGCCCGTTAACCCGGGCGCCTTAGCACCCGACGCGTCACAGGAGGGCACCCCAGGCTACCACCCGATGTCGTACACGCTGCCGGGCAACGGCAAACTCGATGCCGGGGGAACTGTCAATATCAACGTCAAGTCCGACGGCAGCGTCACGGCGACCGGCAAGCCCAACGATACGCGGATCAGCTATACATTTTCCGGAGCCAGCACCGGACCAGTACTGGCGGGGGCGTGATGAGCTGGGGCACCGACTATCGATTTCCGGGGACCTGGCGCGGCCTGCCGTTTTTTGTCTCAGCCGGGACCAAGAGCTTGGGCAGACGGGTGGTGACCCATATCTATCCTTTGGTCGATCAGCCGTATCACGAGGATCTAGGCGCCAGCCCGCAAAAGTTCGAACTTGAAGTGTTCCTGATCGGCGACGATGTGCTGGATCAGATCACGGCGTTCGAGGCGGCGCTGCTGCAGGGCGGCGTCGGCGAGCTGGTCCACCCGTGGTACGGCAGCCTCCAGGTCGTGGTCACCGAGGAGCAGAGCGTCGCCTGGGCGATCGCCACCGACCGGCTGGCCTCGGCGACCCTGCGCTTCGAACTCGATGCGTCGCCGGCTTTGCAGTCGAAGCCGGAGGCTGAAACCGACACCGCCGACGCCACCGTGGACGCGGCCGACAGCGCCGATAGTGCGGTGGCGGCCGACGCCACGACATCGCTGGATATTGGCGGGGTGCTCGGCGGCGCGCTGGGCTTCGTGGCGGCCGATGCCGCGGCGGCGGCCGGGGCTCTGGGCGATGCACTTTCCGGGGCGCTGTCGGCGGTGGGCGCAGTCAGTGCCCTGGCCACCGGCGTGGTGTCGGATGCGCTGGGGGTGGTGGCGGACGCCCAGGGCCTGGTCAGCGGCGTGCTGGCGACCGCGCTGGATCCCGCCGCCGCGCTGGTCGGGGCGATCACGGCGCCGCTGCAGGTGCTGCCCGGGCTGCTGCCGATGCCACCGCTGTCGGCGCTGGCGGCGGCGGTGCCGCTGCCGGCGCCACTCGGCGGCGCGCTCGCGGCGGCGGGTGATGCACTGGGGGCGGTCCAGGGCACGATCGGAGCCGCGGTGACGCTGCCGGCCTCGCTGGGGCTGCCGATGCTCTCGGCGACCCTGACCCTGGCCGGGGCGGCGCCGAGCGATGGCGCGGCGCCGACGCCGCTCGCGCCGTCGCTGGTGGCGGCGCTGACCGCCGGGGTGGTGGCGGCCTCCGGGCCGGTGTCGGGGCTGCCGGTTTCGGGCGGCGTGACCGCGCCGGGCCGGGCGGCCCAGGCGGCCAATCGGGCGATCATCGCCGCGCTGGGCCAGGCGACCGCGGCGACCGCGGCGGCGCGGATCGCTGTTCGCATCGCCTGGTCGTACCGGCAGCAGGTCGATGCCGCGGCGGCCCGGCTGGCCGCCGCACTCGACGCCGCGTCCGATGCGGTGGGCGCGCTGGGCTGGGACGCCAGCTGGCGGGCGCTGACCGACCTCAAGGCCGGGGTGGCGACCCACCTGGCGGTGACGGCGCAGCCGCTGCAGTCGCTGGCGGTGGTGACCGTGACCCGGACGGTGCCGGCCGCGGTTCTGGCCTATCGGCTATACGGCGACACGCCGGGACGCGTGCTCGCGATGGCGGGGGACATCGTGATGCGGAACCGGGTGAGTCAGCCGTCGTTCGTGCCTGTCGGCACCCTTGAGGTGCTGGCGCCGAGGGCGGGGGCATGACCGGCGTCACGCTGATGGTCGGCGGCAAAAAGTGGACTGGCTGGGAGCATGTGGAAATTCATCGCTCGATCAAGGATCTGGCTGGATCGTTTGAGTTGGGCATCACGCTGGCACCCGACCAGGACCCGACCGTGGTCTGCCCGCCGATGAGCCTGTGTGCAATCGGCTATGGCGACCAGGTGGTGCTGGCCGGGGCGGTCGATAAGGTATCCGTCATGCTGAGCGCGTCCGGCCACGACCTGACGTTGACCGGGCGGGGCCGGGCCGGGGACCTGGTGGACTGCTCGGTGCTACCACCATGGGAGTACACCAACATCGGCCTTGACCAACTCGTGGGGCGGCTGGTCGCACCTTTTGGCATGACGGCGAGTGTCCAGGCGCCGGTCGGGGCGATTTTTGATCGGTTCACGATTTCTCCGGGCGAGACGGTGCACGCGGCAATTTCGAGGGCCTGCAAGATGCGCTCGTTGCTGCCGACCAGCGACGCCGCCGGAAACCTGCTGCTGACCCAGGGCGGCAAGGGCGGCCGGTCGCCGGTCGGGCTGAGCTGCCCGGGTAATATCCTCGGCGGGACCGCCGAGTTTGACGGGAGCCGTCAATATTCGCACACCCAGGTGCTGGCCCAGCGCGAGGGCCAGCACGAGGCCAACTCCGACGCCGCCGCCGCGCCGTCGGCCACGGTCAGCGACAGCGCGGTGTCAAGGTATCGGCCAAAAGTTGTGCTGGCCGAGCAACAAGGTGACGGCGCGGCGGTGGGCGACCGGGCGCAGTGGCAGCAGGCCTGCGCGCGAGCAAAAGGCATCAAGGGCGAGGTCACCGTCCAGGGCTGGTGCGCCGGTGATGATGGGCCGCTGTGGACGCCAGGCTGGACAGTCAAGGTTGATGCGCCGATACTTGGACTGGTTGGCGACTATTTACTAGAAGAAGTTGCGTTTGAGCTTGGCTATGGCGGCACGCTGACCGCCTTGTATTTGGTTCATCCTCAGTCTTACGCGCCAAATGCTACAGATGACTCCGACGATGTCGAGGAGGACTGAGCCGTGACCCATCATCTCCGGGACGCGATCCGCGGCCTGGCGCGTCGCGTCACGGCGCTGCAACACGAGCTTGACGCCCAGGTCGGTGACCTGCGGTCGCGGGTGATGCTGGGGCTCGGGCGCGGCGTGCTCGACAGCAGCGCCGAGCTGCCGCTCCGGCAGCTCCAAGTCGGGCTGATGTATGGCGAGAGCCGTGTAGCGATTGAGCACTTTGAGCCCTTTGGCTTTACCTCATCTCCGCTGCCCGGGGCCGAGGCGATCATTGGATTTATCGGCGGCGGTCGGGATCATCCGGTCGCGCTGTGTGTGACCGATCGTCGGTATCGAGACCAAAATCTGGTGCCCGGCGATGTCATGATGTATGGCATGCAAGAGGCGCAAATCCTGAAGTTTTTCCACAGCGGCGAGTTTGTACTGCAGTCGGCGCAAGGTAAAAATGGCACAATCAATACTTTGGGAGCCACTCTTTTTTTAGATACGGATGGCCTGGAGATTAACGCCGAAGTCAAGGGAGCCAAACTTACCGGCGACAGCACTTTTACCGGCGACCATACTCAAAATGGCAATTTGACGGTGACCGGCACGCTCAAAGCCGGAGCCATCACCAAAGCCGACGGATCGTTTTATGCCGATGGCGCGCCTGGGGCGACCGGAGCCACCGGAGCCACCGGAAGCAACGGGGCGATTGGGGCGACCGGCGCACAAGGCATCACCGGCGCTCAAGGCGCCACCGGTTCGACCGGGCCGCAGGGAGCGACGGGAACAACCGGCGCCACCGGCGCTCAAGGCACGACCGGGCCGCAAGGCGTTACCGGCGCAACCGGGGCCACCGGCGTTCAAGGAGTGACGGGCGCTCAAGGCACGACCGGGCCGCAAGGCGTTACCGGCGCAACCGGGGCCACCGGGAGCAACGGTGCCACGGGTGCGACCGGCGCTCAAGGAGTGACGGGCGCTCAAGGCGCCACCGGGCCGCAAGGCGCGACGGGAGCGAGGGGAGCGACGGGAACAACCGGAGCCACCGGAGCCACCGGCGTTCAAGGGGTGACCGGCGCTCAAGGCGCCACCGGAGCCACCGGAGCCACCGGTTCGACCGGGCTGCAAGGCGCGACGGGAGCGACGGGAACAACCGGCGCCACGGGTGCCACCGGCGTTCAAGGGGTGGCCGGCGCTCAAGGCGCCACCGGAGCCACCGGAGCCACCGGTTCGACCGGGCTGC